AGTGGAGTACTACCAACTGAATTTAATTTTTTGAGAATATCGTACATGTCCATGATTAGTTTCCTTGTGGCTGTTTGCCGGTTGCTGGTTTTGCGGGGCGCTTGACATTTGACATGGGGCTCTTAATACCCTGTGGCAAGTCATTTGTGGTTTTTGCTGGTGGGGTTTTACCGCCTGCTACGGTAAAACGGGCTTGACTGGCCGAGTTCTTGACTACTTCTTTATCTTGCGCTGCTGCTGCATAGTCTTTCTTGATGCGCTTTTGTTCAGCATCAGTTGGTGGATACTCGCTTGTAAGCAGATCCTTTTGATCTGCAATACCCAGCAGTTCCTTGTCCATGCCCTCTTGCCACTTGATAGTGTTCATGCCGACACGATCAGGAGATAAGCCCAGGAGCTCGACCACTTGTTCAATCTGTGGAGGAGTTGCAGGATACTTAAAGCTCACATCAATCATGTTGACTGCGTGGTTAGGGTAGCCCGGGAACCCTTGTGGCTGAGCCACAATAGGTGTAGTTTTAACTTCACCAATGCTGGCAGGTTCAAACTTTTTCAGCTGGTCCTTGAATTGTTTTAAGAATTCAGGGGACACATCGCCCACAATCTTGATGCGGTAGTCAAAAGTCTTTTCACTTTCCACTAGATATTGCGCAAATGTTTTCATATCAGAGTCCTATGGCTGTATTTAGTGTTTTACCAATATTATTATTTGGTTCAGGTTGATAGATCTAGACATTATTCTTTCCCAGTATCTGACGCAGGAGTTCGTTACGGTCAAGTACATGGCCTTGCCCAGTGGGATGATCTACTGAGTCTCCGGCTAAGTCTCGATCTAGTTTAACTTTTTTAAGTTGCAACTCAATCATCTTGAGCTTTTTATTGAGCTTGGCATTCTTTGCTGTGATAGCATGACCTAGCATTTGACTTGCTACGTTAAAGATTTCTGAAGCGTAACGACTGTCAACATTCATCCCCAGGTCCATTAGATTGTCAAAGCTTTCGGTGGCTTTTAACGCCAGGTCATCCATCTCTTGGTCACTGGACTCAAGCCCTCGCACGGCCGGCAAGGCTGCTTCAATCTTGTCTAGTGCATCTAATGTTTCGGGGAGAATGGCTAGTCGTGTTTCTATATCGTCAGTGTGGGCGGGCACACCTGGTTCAATAGCACTACTATCCTGGTCACGGGGTAGGTTGAACAACGCCTCAAGGTTTTTGTTGGTTGGAAGGGACATAGCATATTTAATGAGTTAATTTGCATGATTCAAAGTCTTTGCTATTTTCTCTTGCCGTTGTGCCATAGATCGTCCTCGGTAATAACGCGAAACACAAGCCCATTTCGTGTGCACCACTTCTGAGCGGCAGCCCACTTGGCGTAGTTCACTGCCACAATAGCACGGTCACGGGATGATTGTTTAGATTCAATTACACTTTGTTTTTTTGGCTTGATCTCAATTACCTCTGCACACATCCGGTCATCGCGGGTACGGTATGTGATAAGGAAATCTGGAATGTATATTGTCATCTTGCCCGACAACGGGTTAAGATAAGGAATACTGATTGATTCACTAGCCCATTGCAGGATATGATCGTTGTTGTCGCAAAAGGTCATAAAGCTGTGTTCCCAGCCTGATCGATACCTGGGTTCACGCTTGCCTACATATTTTGCTCGATTGGTGACCTTGTACACCCCTTGCGCAAACTTGCTCATAGTAGTACGTTACGAGCGGCCCAGTAGTTCGGGGTAATGGCACTATTAAGTCCCAGTAATGTTGCTGGACTACGTATGCCATTGAGATAATAAACCATGGTATTTGACAACTGAATTTCTGTCTGTGTACCCGGCGACTGCCCACCAACTTGAGCCAACAGCGACAATACCGGTACTTTGGTTTGTTCAGCAATCCTAAACAAACTTACTGTAAAACTTCTAGCAATCTGTTTGTCTGCGCACACAGATTCAAAGTAGCTGTTGACCACGTCATACGTGTTTGCATCAACATCTACCCCGAACTCATAAAAACTATCAAACACCCGTACACTTAGGTCAATGTTTTGATTGGCTATATTGATTGAAGATTCCATACTTTAGACGCCAGTAAAGGCTGCAGGTCCTCCAGTGACAGGACTTGCAGGACCACCTGCGCCTGGCGCAGGCCTGGGGAAATTAAAAGTACTACGTGCTTGCCCAGGAAGTGTTTGTCGTAGCTGTCCAATTGCACCGCCTACAATTCCCCCAACATCAGATGCAACAATAGAAGCAAGATTTTTGCCCTTAAAGGTATTATATAATGTACCGGCGTTTTGTACTGCACCTAAAATATTACTTAGGCCTCCTCTGCCTTGTGCAACTGCTTGCAAATCTCCCATAATACCTATTCCTGTGTCTAATAGTCCGCCCTGTCCAATGATACTGGCCTGGCCGCCCGGTCTCGTCAATGGGCTTGATCGTTGATCATACGCATTAGGATCAGCAAAGCCAACAACGTTGGTGTCCGGTCTAGCCGATCCAATCGCGCCCGAGTAATACTTAACAGTTTCGTACTGGATGGTCATTTTGTTTTCCATGACCCCGGCATCCTGAGAGTAGTCGTACTGATCATGACTCCATTGGGATATTACTGGATTAATTAACACATAGCGAACAAACTTGTGTTGGTTGAATCCGTAGATGCTAATGTCACGGAAAAAACTCGGCTTGCCGTTAGCCGAACTTGTGCCATCGCTGTAGCTTTCGCCAACATAGCCCCAATCGGATACTGCCCGAGTCTTGTCATAGATATCACGGCCATTGTACTTGAACCCCATTGGTTTGGTTTGCATCGGGCCCGATGTTCCGGCAGTAGTAGCTATTCCATCATAGGGCTGAACTGGGTCTTTGTAGTAATAAGAATAATAGTTGTACCACAGGGTACGAATCAAATCGTTACCATCGTCATGGAATGCTACGCTGATGGGATCGTAATTGATCTTTTTCTGTATCACTCGTTTACGATTGTATTGATTGAGAATCTCAGTGTCAATTGTAAACTTTGGTAAGTCGATGTTTTTAACCAACAGACCAATAGTGGAGTTTTCACCCGAGCTAAAGGCATTTCTTAACATAGGTATACCTACCGTTTCAAGGGTAAAGTATACGTGAAAAAGAAACTTGAGTCTAGGACTATTTGCATACCCGTTTGTTTGAAACGTTTTGCTGGCATGCGTATAGTCCCTGAGATAATCATTCCCAAAGAATCCGTTGAGGAAGTCCTGACCAAAGGCCATAAGTGATTATTACGTTGTAACGTTCGAAACACCAGTAACTACATCACCTGCCAGGCGACCGAGTGACGTACCAACACCACTTTGCACCGGTGCCTGTACAGCATTATCAAAGCGGATGCTCATGCTGATTGTAACCACTTCACTGCTGGCGTAGTTTAGGTCATTGTAGTTGACGTTTTGCAAGTAGCAACCGTACAGTTCCCAAGTTTCCAGCACAACAGGTTGATTGACACCGTTGCCACCGTCGAGCATTTCGAGCTTGGTAACGAACTTGTAGTCAATACCCGAAGCAGCACTAGCTTGCTCCATGAAGTCCAACTGTTTCTGCAACTGCTGACCCACCAGCTTGGTAACGTTACCCGAAGCATCATCACGCAAGTTAACAGTGACCATTTCCCAGGTATGTTTACCAGCAAGATATAGCTTGCTGTTGTAAATGTCAATTGTAATTTCTTCGAACGACACCGAAGGACGAGTAAAGTCGATAACTTGTTTAGTAAGCTCGGTGCGCGGTGTAGCAACCCCGAAGTTTTCAAACATCACCCGGAAGCGATATTTTAACTTGGGCATCAACAACCCTTGTGTTGATGCTGATTGGTCGCTTGCCAGCGGAACTGTCATTCTGGTAAGTGATGAAATAGCCATGTTATAAATCTCCTATAATATTATTTATGGCCAAACTGGCCAAAAAAAACGGGGCTCAAATGCCCCATTTTCGTGTATAGCGGCACCGCTAATAATGTTTTTTAACATTATTAGCAGGTGTATCGGGCTTAGCCTCCAGCAGATATCTCGCCGGTGTTCTTGATTCGCAACGGAATGTAGATGAATTCAATTGCCTTGACTGGCTCAATTGCAATATCAACATACAATTCATTGCGGTCAATACGAGCCGGTGTGTTGTTAGATTCATCGCACACAACCAGGTAATCGTAAATACCACGCTTGGCAACCAGGTCCACCATCAAGCTTTGAATAGCATTGCTGATTTCATTACGTGTGATTTGGTCATTTGGCTCAAACACAAACGTCTTACCAATCTCATTCAGTCGACCACGTACAAACGCTACTAACCGTGCAACGTTGATACGATCCAGAGCAGATGCCACAGCAGCTTCGGTCTTGTTACCATAATTGACAATACCAACACCCGGGATGAATGTGATTGGATTGATCTTGTTTTCGTACAGAATGTCACGAACACTTTGACCAGTTGCAATCGTTTGGAACTCGCCAGTCTGTGAGTTGATGTAACCAATCAGTCCGGCATTGTCAATCAGACCACGACGCACGCCAGCCGGCGCCAACCACGGATATGCCACTTCGTCACTACGTACAATTGTACGCAGCATCATGTGACTTGGAGGTTGAACAACTGGTGATCCGCCCAGATCTGTAGTTTGGCAGCTTGGATAGAACACTCCCAAGTAAGGATCGCTAGTTGTGATACCGTCTTCGCCACCGTTGCCCAGACCACTGGCGTTGGTTGCCCAGGTAACAAGTTCATTACCCGATGGGCCAAGGCGCAGAGGTGTGTCACCAATGATGAACGCAGTGTTGCTACGCTCATTATTGAGTGCAACCATGTTAATGATCAACTCTGGATACTGTGGGCAAGCAATCAAGTTAAATGCTGTCTGCTCTTCACGTAATACTTCTTGTGTGTCCAAACCACTCTTGAGTGCAGCAACTACAACATTACGCACAGCCTTGCGACCCATGTACGGGCTACCGTCATTCCGATTGCCACTGATTGAAACCCAGGCATTTGTTTCCAGTACGGCCCAGTATGTTGTGTTAGTCGGAACATTCCCGGTGCTTGCTAAGATACAAACATAAATCACACCGTTGTACAGCACTTTGTTATTAACTGCATAGCTGGTTGTGGATGTGTACTGGTCGACTGAGAAGTCGTTGGCATTAAAATAGTTGCTTTGGAAATTCTTGACGTTGAATCCGCTGCGACGTGTGTTAAACAGCAACATACCTTCAGGATAAATGCTTACATCCGGTGCATCTAAGTCAAGATAGTTGCTGGTCAGCAAACTCACAATAGTAGGATAGTTGTCGCCAACTGGATCAGTTGTGCCATTTGGTGCCCAACGTGCATCAGCGAAAAGTACACCATTGCTGGTAGTCTGATCGGTGTTGTCAATAGTCACCCAACGATCTGCACCAGTCTGATTGTCCCAACGCTTGATAACTGGATATATTTCCAAGTTGCTAGTATCAATCCAAAGATCGCCATACACAATCGGAGTGTTATCACTTTGCTCAGTTGGCTCAGTAGGACTAACAATTGGACCATCTGGGTCTGTCACTGTCAGATTGAAACCACGTGTGTCATTGTCAACTGTGCGATATCCGACCCAGGCGCCATCATTCAGAATCATGATGTCAACTTGATTTGTAGCACTGTAATACCACTTACGACCATCAACTGGGTCTACACTAGGTGCATCAGCACTGGCAATGTAATCCAGGGCTGCAAAGTTTGAGAAGTACAATCCATCTCCATCTTTACTAGTCATCACGCCGTCAGCTGGTGCTGTAAATCCAGCATCTGCAATTGGTGTGCCTGTTGTGTCGACTACCAAAATCACACCACCTTGACTATGCACAAAATTAATTGTGCCAGTGCTGCTGATCACAGCCGACACATATGGCACGGCTGCAGCACTCACAGCAGCAGAGAAGTTTGCTGCGGTGCCAGTACCACCGATAGTGACTGTAACTGCGTTAGACAATGTTGCAGAACCAGCTGAGCTAGCCTGAAGTGTAAATGTCTCGCCAACAGTAAATGTTGGGTTAACGACTGTGCCCGACACAATTGTTTGGCCGGATGCATAAAATCTAAACAACTGCATAGTAGCAGTCGGCATGTCGAGACTATTAACCAGCAGGGTAGTCGAATTTGATTCAGCCCAGAGAGTTTCAACTGGGATATTTGATCCACCAGCCGATGGATCAAGTCCATAAATCATTGCTTCTGGAGTAAGATATACCGGAGTGTCAACCACAAAGAAATCTCCAAGCACGTCATCGTATCTCTTAACTACCAGCTTGGTGCCTAAGTTAGGCTCATTCAACTGGATGAACACAGATCCAGTTGGGCGTGGAGTTGTATCAGTGCTTCTCCACCGCGGAACTTGATAGCTGTAGCCTTGCAGCAGTATCGGTGCAGAGTAAGTATCAGCAACAATACCAAGCTGAGTTAACAATGTAGTGGTACTGGCTGTGCTAATCACAACAAGACCACCGGTGCCGCTAGACGCGTCGGCAGTAGCATTAGCATCTGCATAAATTTGCAAGCGGTTGCTTGAATCGGCCTCAGCAGTAACACCCGAAATAGCTGCCGAGTTGATTGCACCGACCAAGGACGCTAGTGTATCGGCACTCGGAACAGCAATTGATGTACCATTGATGATAATGACATCACCAGTGTTTAATACAGCGCCAGAGATTGATTCAGTACCTTGAATTGTGGGCCACGATGCTTGCCAAGTATCTCTACCAACCAGAATCCACTCGTTAGCTACAGTTTTGTAATAAATTGGATTCTGAGTATTTGTGGTGTTAACTGCGTAATCACCAATACTACCAACATCTGAGCTCGGAATAGGATTGCCCTGAGCTGTGTCAGTAATAACAATAGGTGTCTTGTTAGTGAATGCACCAGTAGTTTGGTTCCATTCAAAGATCCCCCATTGGGTCTGCAGTGTATCAAGCCAATAAGTTCCTGACGCAGGGTCACCAGTTGGGCGAACCAATGTTGCGGCCAGCTCAGTAAGATCAACGTTTGCACGTTGTACATAAGCACGATTGCTGATGCCCAGGACCGAATGTGCTGCTAACAGGCCATATTCATTCAGCTCGTAGCCATTGATAGGAGTGCCGTCGGCAGTTTTGTAGAAGAACGGGTTGCCAAAAGTAGCAGCCAAGTCTCGTTGACTGGTGACTAAGTACAATTTATTGGCATTAACTTCGAGCGTACCTGCTGCTACCCCAACGCCAGAACCAGAGACTTTATCCTGGGCTGTGGCAATTAAGATGTAAGGAACCGAATTGGTTGGCCCTTGCAGATAGTTACTCTCGTCAATAACGGTTACTTCTACGCCTGGTGATGTTAGTGCCATATAAATTATCCTTCTAAATGGTTATACGGATATTTACCGGATAGTCGAAAATTTCATTGGTTACGGAAGCCTTAATCAAGGTCCGCAACGGTAAATATCAGTATGCGCCCACTCTGTAAAGCCTGCAACAAACACCCGGCAGCAATCAATGGGTACCATAATGAAAAAATCTATTACAGAAGCCGGTGCAGTCCTTGTATACGGCGAGGGCGTCAACAAAAAGTGCCCAAGCCCAAATGGCAATCTGCAGGGTACAAGAAAAAACCCACATGCGATCGCTGTGGGTTTCGTGCTAGACATCACAGCCAGCTAGTTGTGTATCACACAGATGGCGAATTAAACAACTGCGAACTAATAAATCTTAAAACAGTATGCCTCAACTGCATTGTTGAGATTGCACGATTAGAGCTTCCGTGGCGGGCCGGAGATCTTGAACTAGATCCTTGACTCGATGGTGTAACACATCAAGTGACTCATTGTTATCAATAATTCGGTCAAACTTAGTTCCGGTCCAGCTGTATTCGCTAGCATGCACATTAGGATAAAGTTGCGGCATCATATCAGGATTAGTGATAGCTAATTCAATCCAGTCAGGTTCTGCTCCTCTGTTAACACAAACAACAACGCCACCTGCTGCTTGTATAGCAGCAACTTCGTTAGGGAATCGACAATCACTAATCACCACGTTGTCTTTGATTTTACGAAGTTTGTTTTCAACACTAGCAGTCCAGATGTCTTGATGGAAATGTTCTCGGATTACTTCTGTTCCTAGGTTCTGCATTGCCCAACGCGGGGTCAAATGCGGAATGCCAAGCCGGTCGGCCCACCAGGGATCTACTTGCTCTCTCCAGGCACGGCTACTGTCGGTGCGGCCCTCAAGCATGGTTCGGTCCCATCCAAACACCGCAGCAAGCGTATCTTTAAGCGAGGCTGCAAAACTGTGTTGCCCGAAGCCATGCGAATTTATTAGATAATCCGCAATGGTATCTTTTCCAGATCCAATCAATCCACATAGCCCGATGATCACAACTGTTCCTTGTTTATGGTATAATCGTTAATGTATATGTGAACTAGCTTGGCGTTGGCATGAAATTTATCAATGTTGTCGGTATAGTATTGTTGCATATCACCAATTGACAGGTTAGAAATCAATTGTTTTATGCTGGTAATCAGGTGTTTTATTCGACATGCAAATCTTGATTCTGTTTGATAACTATAATCAAATATGTCATGCGGGAACCAAAACCCCATCCGTTCTAAATCACTAACTCCGTGGAACGTTATTGGAATTACCGCCATGTGATGTACAAACGATCGTAGAGTTTTTTCAGTTACACACGAATATACATCATCCAACACAGATTCTCTAACTACAGATGCAAAGCACGTAGAATCTGTTTGCCACTGGACACCTTGATATCTAATACGCTCATTCTTAATCCCCGGGGCAGGTGCATGATGTTGTAGCAGTTTTCCAGTAGCCGATACATGTTGATCAAATAATCGATCAACATGATCAATATCAGTCTGATCAAGATAGTAATTAATGTTTTCACTGTAGGCCAGTACTGTATCTTTGGCAATAAACTCTCCTAGATAATCTATCTCTCCAACGTTGCTTAGTTCAAGTAGTTTTAACACCAAATACTGTCGATCCAGGGTTGCATACGTTCCGCCATAATAGCTAAAGACTCGTTTGATCTTTTTAGATTCCAAAAACCATTCCCGGCTAGGCAAGGCAGCCATAGTGTCAATCCATTTTGGCCTCCAATAGTCGGAATGAGTATAAAACTTCTCTCGAATTGAAAACGATCGATATCCCATTACTGAGCAATATTTTGACCACCATGCAGCAACTCCCAAATGACTAGTAGTAACTAATGTTATATTCGAAATATCAGCACATTTTCTACGTAGCCAAAGATGTATTGCAATGAGCATCTCCGATGTAAGTAGTTCCTCATACACTAATATCTGAGGAGTATGAAAAGATTTTGTCCAATCGTAGGAGCCGAACTGTTGATCTAGTGCTGCTTCGATGTATAATAGCTTAGGTTCAAGTGCCGGGGCATCTGTGACCGCGTTTACTAATGCATGTGTAATGGTGCCAACCAGATCACTCATGTTAAAGCAGAGCCTTGACTTGTAACAATTCTAGTGCGTCATGCAGCAGATCTATCTGCCTGCGGCAGTCTTCCAGCGCATGATGGCTAGCGGGATACTTGTTTAAAGAGGGGCAAAGGCTGTACACAGTTCGTGAGTCTCGTACCGAATAGTACTTCCAGGGCATGTTGATCTTGTGGCTCTTGTAGGCGTGCTCCAAGATAGTAGCATCAAAAGTCGGACCTTGCGCCCAAAAATGTTTGCTTTGCCAAATCAGCACTCCTAATTCCTCAAGAGCTTGTGCCAAGGGGATGCGGCCTTCTTCACCAAACGCTTCGTCCTTGGCTGCAGCAGGTTGAGTAGCCCACCAGTCAATAGTGCTTTGCTCGATATTTCGATCAGGCTGGCTATCAATGCTGATGCGAGCATAGTACGACCTAAGCTCTTTGTGCGGACGCCTGACTAACGGATCAAAACACTGGGCTGCAATAGTTAAAATACAGGCGCCGGGGCCTGTACCACAAGTTTCGATATCCACCATACAATCTGCCATGCTGCATTATAGCACAGACAATTGATAGAATCAATAGATTGTTAGCCAATCACTAGAGTCAAGGGCTGAGATCCATCTACATACAGGTACAGATCCGCAATACATCTATCCATCATAGCTTGGCCTTCTGATTTCATAGCAGTGCCGTTTAAGGTTCCTCCGCCCTGTGGACCAGCAATGGTTCCGAACTTTTCACGAGCTTCACCGATAATGTACTTGGCTGCTCCCACCATGTGATCCCGTACCCACTGGCTGATCTGGAAGTCAGCTAACATTGTAATTTCGGGTTTGAGATTATAGGACCAAAGCAACACCACTTCGCCAGTGCCTTTGGGGTCGCGGATCAGTTGAAGTTTCTTGGTTACTGGATTCCATGTATAGTTGATATAGCCGCCAAACATTCGGGCCGCCAGTTCAACATACTGCTGATAGAAGTCGTAAGTGGCCAGGCCGCCTTGAGAGTTAAAGTTCATCAAGTACACATTGAGCGATGCTGCACCGAACGGGTCAAAGCTGTTGGTGCCGCCGCCGGTGCTGAGGCCAATTGTACGTCTAAAAATTTGCCGTACCTGAATAACTTCCTGCGGCAAGGTGTATTCATTAACGTCATTCAAGAGCTGCATAAAGCTATAGCTCTCTTCGTAGGCGTTTTGTGCCCGCTGTCGATACACACCTATAGTGCGTTGATATGCTGCTTCGTAGTGTGCAGGATCCAGCTCAATGTCAACAATCAGACTACCGAGCTGGAGTTGCACATATTCAATTAGCTGTTTTTTTAGCGGATCAAGAGTTTGGTTAGACATTGGGGGATTCCATTCCCCCATATTTACCAAGTCTTGAGTATGACCAGATTCTCAGTGCCGCGGCCATTAAACGGAGTCTCTGTGGCCCGGATCTCTTTAAAGTACTTTCGAGATGCCGGCTTGCCGCCTGCGAGTAAGGCTTTGATCTGCTCAGTTGGCTTGCGCAGAGTCTTTTGCGTGGTCTCGCTTGTGCCAAAGCCAATAATGGAGTTGTTCTTGATAGTGAACGTACCAATATGCGGGTCCGCAACCACGTGAATCAGCTTGCGTTTCTTCTCGTCAAACAGCCAGGCCTCACTGCGAGCCAGCAGCTTGGTGGGATGCTCGCTAACCAATTTAAGGCTGACAATTTCTTTCAAGTACTTGAACTTGGCCACTTGCTTCTCAGGACTAACTGCTTTAGCTGCTCGAGGCTTGCGTTCAACTTTCTTGATCTGTACATATGCGTTACAGTCATTGATCACTGTCTCGGCAAACTTGATAAAGTTACGCAGCTTGATCTTGCCCAAGTGAGCATATGCTTCAGTCAACTGTGCATCCTTGCCCGCAGCCGCTGCTTCAAATTCCTCCAGTTTGCGTTTCCAAATGTCAGCAATGTAGCCAACCTTTTGCGGTGCTACATTCTTTCCCCGGATCAATGAAATTGGCTTGTAGTCCGCACTCATTTTAGCGCCCTCTGCCACAAAGTCATCAAACACACCTTCGAGCTCGCCGGCACATTCTACAACTTTTTCTTGTAGCCGGTCCTGTATGTTGGGCCGGGGTGCAGCAGATTCGTCTTCAACTACTTCATCTTGATTGTGGTCCTTTGCTGCAATCGAGTCAGCAATCAGCCCTTCCAATTTTTCTTGCTCTTGTTTAGTAAGCTCCAGGCCCATCATGGTCATGCGGCACAGCCAACCCGTGGTCAAGCGGATTTGGTTATCGGGCGCGGTGCGAACCTTGCGACCCTCGGCCTTGCGTCCCTGTGATTCAAGGTACACAGCAATCATGTCCTTGGCTTCCTTCTTGCCGTAGAAATAATTGTACCAGTTGAACGCAGAGCTCATTGCGCTAATGCGGGTGTCCGTAGGCTGAGTTTTCCAAATTGGCTCTTCACCCACGTGTTTGGTATCCGGGCTGCGTGGATTCAGCTGCCTGGGCATAGCTACGACTTTCATAGGACTCCTTAACATTATCTAGTAATTATAGCATCAATTGAATTTATGGTCAACCAGCCCATAAATACTAAACTATGCCAAGACTGTCACTTTACCGTCCACAGAAAACCAACGATTACAAGTTTTTTGATCGTACAATTTCCGAAATGTACACCGTGGGTGGTGTCGACATCTACATCCACAAGTACCTGGGGCCACGGGCCGGCATTGAAGACTCTGCCGAATCCGGCAACTATGATGCTACCCAACCTAACTACACCACCGAGAACCCGCTGAACATTCAGGACTTGTTCTTGCTGGAGAATCGAGATCGAGCATATGATCCCGACGTTTATCAACAGCGCGGCGTTTATCGCATACAAGATGTTGACTTTGATTTGACACAGTTTGGTTTGTTTTTGAACAACGATACCTTGTTTATCACGTTCCATTACAATGACATGATTGACACAATTGGTCGCAAGTTAATGTCTGGCGATGTGTTGGAAGTACCGAACCTCAAGGATCCAGACCCGCTCGACGCAGCCATATCCCGGGCGCTGCCCAAGTATTATGTTATACAAGACGCATCGTATGCCAGCGAAGGCTTTAGCCAAACTTGGTTACCACACTTGTGGCGCGTCAAAGCAACACCACTGACCAATGCACAGGAGTATCAAGAGATTTTAAACAAGCCGCTGATAACCGAAAACATCTGGGACCCGGGTGCTTTTTGGACTCAAGGAACTGTGGTTAATGATGGGGACCTGTATTATCAGGCAGCACAGAATGTACCACCGGGTACCGAAATTTCGGACACTGTGTACTGGACTCCGATAGATCCGCCTACCATTGCCGACGAAGCTGCTACCAGAAACAAAGATTTGCAAATCAATGACGCACTGTTAGCGCAGGCCGAGATTGATGTTCCGCTAAGTGGATACGACACTGTTAAGTTTTATATCTTCCCCACTAATCCGGACGGAACACCGGCCAATCCGGCCGGTGTCACTGTTGATAACAGCAATGTCACAGTTGACGGCATCAACCCCAACGCATCGGCTGCGCCACAGACCCCATCAGGCGATGGCTACACCATGGGTTACTTGACTGGTGATGGCGTTGCACCTAATGGATTGCCAGTGACGCCGGGTATATCGTTCCCGTCAGCACCATCAGATGGGCAATATTGCTTGCGGTTAGATTACTATCCTAATCGATTGTTTAGATTCTCCGGGCGGGCCTGGATCAAGATTGAAGATTCGGTCAGGACTGATCTCACTAACGGGCCCAACAACGAAACCCTGCGTTCAAGCTTTGTTAACAATACATATACTGTGGAAACAACTGACTTGGGTAATATACCAAGTCGTCAGAGTCTCAGTGAAATTCTCAAGCCCAGGGCCGACAACGGCGATGATGGCGGAGATAAGCCACCAAATCCAAGACCGCCAGGACGTTAAACACAAGGGGAATAAAAATTCAAAGCTTCTTTTATGACCAACAAATTCGGCGTTTTATGCTGCAATTTGCTCGAATCTTTTCTAACTTCCAAGTTGAGTACGGTGGGCAAAATCCCGAGACTGCTACCCTGGTGCGCGTACCAGTACGGTATGGCGATGCCAGTCGGCAAGCTCAGACTATTATCCAAGAAAACTCAGCCAATTCATTACCATCAACCCCGCTGATCACTTTCTACATTACTGCATTGGACTATGATCGACCTCGCTTGCAAGAGCCGTACTTTGTGAACAAGATTGCAGTGCGGCAGCGCACATACGATACAGAGTCAGAAACTTACGAAACAACCCAGGGCAATGCGTTCACAATTGAACGCTTGATGCCGGTACCTTACAAGTTAACAATCAGCTGTGACATTTGGACATCAAACACCAATCAAAAGTTTCAGTTGTTTGAACAAATTGCAACCTTGTTTAATCCGGCACTGGAAATTCAAAGCACAGACAACTATATTGACTGGACCAGCCTGAGTGTATGTGAGCTTGATCGAGTAACCTGGACCAGTCGCTCAATTCCGCAAGGTACCGAGAATCCTATTGACATCATGACCATGCAGTTCTCTTTGCCCATTTGGATCTCAAGTCCGGCCAAGGTCAAGAAGCTGGGTGTGGTGGAAAAAATCATTGCGTCAGTGTTTGATGCACAAGGCGATGCTGTTAATGCCATCACAAATAGTGATTTGCTACTGGGCACGCGCCAGTTGTTGACTCCGTATGGATATCAAGTTTTGTTAATTGGTAACAAGTTGCAAGCACTAAAGCCCAGTGCAATTATTGATCCTAACAATGCCAGTGTGGATCCTCCACAGTCACCGCCCAGTAATGTGTTCTGGCAAGCTGTGGTGGGCATGTACGGCACACTGCGGCCCGGTATCAGTCAAATTAGACTAGACAGTCAATGGGGCGATACCACAGAGATTGTCGGGCTTGTCAGCTATGATCCGACTGATGATAGATTTTTGTTATTTGAAGTAGATGCCGAAACACTGCCTCAGAATACACTAGATCCAATCACAGCCATCATTGATCCTTTACTGAGCGCACCCGGAGCAGGACTGCCTGCTGCTGCTACCGGTACTAGGTATTTGTTGCTGGACAGTATTGGTAGTTATTCAAATCCTGTTCCGGCACCGGCCTGGGGCAACTTGGTTGCTGATGCCAATGACATTGTGGAATTTGATGGTTCGTTTTGGTCAGTTGCATTCAACTCACAACAGGGTGTAAACGTACAATTTGTCACAAACATCACCACAGAGATACAGTACAGGTGGACCGGCACTAAATGGGTCAAGAGTTACGAGGGAGTATATCCAGGTGGCGACTGGAGCTTGGTTCTGTGAACGCAGTAGGTGTGGGTGTTTGGTTTTATAGTTTAAAAACTGATCGGTA